GCGGGCTTGGCTCCGTATACGTCGTCGACATCGGTTTGCCTCTTTGCACGGGTGACCTCCCTCTCCTGCGCGCGGCGCGCCGGATCATCGCCGGCGTCGCCGGCGTCCTCGGTTTGACGATCCTCAAATAACGGCTGCGGCGGCCCAACCGTCTGGACGAACTTGCCGCCCTGGTCGCGCGGCCGGGACGTCGGCGCGATCTCGTTGGTGAAGGCCTCCGCCGCCTTGTCGAGCTCTTCGGTCACTTCTTACGCGCCTCTGCCATCTTCTGGTTGTTGATCAGGATCTGCAATTCCTGCGGGATCGCCTCGAGCGCCTGAATTTTCGCCTTCAACGATCGATCAACCGCCTCGTCGGCCGACACCATCATCTCGGCAAACCATCGCTTGCGCAAATCAAGGATCGCCGTCGTGAACGCCTTGTTGTCGAGCAACTCCCTCGCCTCAGTGGCGAGCTCCTTGCGCTCCTCTGGCCGGATCGGGATCGGATCGGTCAATTCGCCGCCCCGTTAGGCCGCATCTTGGCGATCTTCTCCTGCTGCGCCAGCGTCGCCGCGGTCGTCGTCGCCTGATGCTGGCGATCGAGCCGCGCCTGCTCGGCGTCGTGCTGGCGGCCGGCCTCGTCGAGGACCGCGCTCGACAGGATCTTGCCGGTCGAAACCGCATGGCCCGTCATCGCTTGGTGGTGCCGCGCCGCCATGTCGGTCATGGCCTGAGTGTGATCGCTCGAGATCTTGGCCATGTTCTCTCGGTGCGCCGCCAAAGCCGAGGCCGCCTGCAGGTTCGCTTGACGCTCGGACTCCTGGCCCTGCTGCGCCAGCTGGTCCTGCTTCATCTGCGACTCGGCCGTGTCTTGCTGGCTCTGCTGATCCTGCGCCTCGCTATCCTGCTGGTCGGACATCAGCTTCGACGCCAGCTGCGCGAGCGCGACATGGCGATCGACGCCCATCTGCTGGCCCTGCAGCTCGAGCTTCTGCAGATCGATCTGTGTCTTGGCCTGCAATTGCGTATGCTTGAACTCGTTCTCGGTCTGCATCTTCTGGGTGTCGAGATGCTGCTGCCCGACCGCCTTCGCCCCATCCATCCGCACCTTCTCGAGCATCGCCTGCGCCGCCATCATCTGGGCGTCAGGCTGCTTCGGCGCACTCGCCAGCTGCTGCATCTCTTGCGGGTTCGGCGTCTTGAAGTAGCGGCCGACATTCTTCACGTTGGCGAGCGAGAGCATGTCCGTCATCGTGTTCAGCATCTCTTGGACGCCGCAGATCGGGTTCGAGAGCCCCATCTGAGCGATCAGCGCCTGCTGGTCGTTCTTGATCCCCGACAGGGCCATCATCCGAACCATGTCGGAGCCCTTGCCCAAGTTCGGATTGACCTCGACCGACATCGAGGCGTCGAACGTCGATGTGTCGTACGGGACAAAATTGCCGCGAATGCGCAGCGTGCGCGGCGGGTTCGGGTTCTCGCAGATCTCGTTGTAGAGCCCGGTGAACAGGTCTTTGAAGCCCGTCTCGCACAAAACCCGCGCCACCAGCTCGACCCGCTCCTGAGCGCCGTTCACCACCGCCTCGACGCCGATCTGGGTCGAGCTCTGCAGCGCCTTCGGGTCCAATCCCTTGGCGGCGTCGGAGAGGCCGGTCCGCCGCGCCAACATGTCATTGAGGATGTCGAGGATCGGCGTCGCAGCCTGGCCGACGAACGGCGTCGCGGTGAACATCACGCTCGCGTTCGGGTCGCCGCGGGTCCGGATCACGGCGCCGAGATCGTCGTTGAGCGCATCGTCGAGGTTGACTGTGAGCTCGTTCACGACCGTTTTCGGATTGATGCTCTCGGCGAGGCTGTCGAGGATGCCCCGCATCATATTGGTTTTGATCTTCTGGATGTCTTGGGTGTAATCGGCGATCGAGTCGCCGACGATCGTGTGGCTGATCGGATCGCAGGAGAACAGCGAGAACTTGACCCGGTTCGCCTCCTCGTCGTGGACGATCTTGTGCGTCTCGCCCATGGTGCAAATGTAGCGGAGCTCCGGAACGCCGTCGCCGTTCTGGTCGGCCTTGATGAACCACTCGCCATAGAGCACGCCGTCGCCAACCCGGGTCGACATGAACCGGCCGGCATTGCGCAGCTGGCTCTCCATCGTGAACTGGTTGATGTCCTGCGACTGGACGTGGTCGAGGCAGAGCTCGCGCGGGTAGCCCATGGCGATCATCTGATCGACCGGCACCACCCGCTCATGGCCGATGATCCGGCTGTCCTTGAAAGTCCGAGCGTAACGGTCGATCCGCATCTCTTCCGGCGGCACGCCGGCGATCTTGATCAGCGGCTTGTTAAGCTCAAACTGGATGGTGATCTCGTCGTATGTCGGGGGCGGGGGCGGGGGCGGCCCAATCGACGACATGGGTCCAGACAAGCCGCCCATCGATGAAGGCGATGGAGAGGGCGGCGCTCCCGGTGGCACAGAGCCTGGCATGGGCGGCCCGCCAGGCAGCGGCGAAGCCGCGGGAGGCGGCGAGAGCGGCGTCGGCATCCCATTCGATATCGGCCTGCCGACCTTCACCAGCCTGGCCGACGGGTTCTCCAAAATCAGCTGCTGGATCTGCTCCGCGGTGATGCGGGTGAACTTCTTCCTGACCGTTTCCTTGTTCTCGTCGCACCACCATTTTACGAACCCCGTCTTGACGGTGAGCGCGTCCTTGAGCGCCCCGTAGAGGATCAAAAAACCCGGGTTGTCGCACCAGAAAACATAGTTGACGTAATCGGTCGCCTGCTGCGCCTGGTCGACCTCCTCCTGGGTGCGCGGCACCAGATAGACCGGGCTCTCGCTCGCCCCGAACAGCCGGATCAGCGCCGGCAGCATCAGCATCACCGCGTCGCGCACGTCGGTCGAAACATAAGTCGAGCGGTTCGCCGTCTCCTCGTCGTGGCCAAGGATCTGTTCGTAGGTCTTGCTCGGATCCTGAACGATGAAAGTGTCGGTGTACGGACTGCCGTCCGGGTTCATGCTCGGCAGGTAGCCGTAATAGTAGCTCTGCGACTCGTTGCGGCTGTGAGCGAGAATGGTGCCCTCATAGTCGCGCGCGTCCGAGATCATCGCCTGGATGTAGGCGTTGTAACTCTGGGGATCGCTGGGGTCGTAGCTGCCGGAATTGCCGCCGCCGGCGTCTTCGGTGTCGCCCTTGAAGGAAGCGAAGATCCGTTCCATCGCCATCAGAGCGCCCTCACTCCAGCGCGGCCTTGAAACTCCAGTAGTAACCCGCGATCAAATCAGCCTTGTCGGTGCCATTGATGACGCGGCGGGCGTTGACCGGATCTTCGATCCCCTTCGCCTTCGAGAAATATTGCTGCAGGCTCGCCCCAGTGAACCAGCCATAGACCGAGCCGTCGAACAGGATCAGCGCCGACGCCTCGGGCTCCTCCAACAGCTTGTCGGGGTACTGGTGGATCTCGCACGCCGGGTGGGCGTATTTGTCGCGTAGGATGTCTTCGCCCTTGGCGTAGTTCTCCTCCCACGTCAGCTGCACGTAGCCGCGGCCATAGTAGCAACAGCCATACGGGCCGGCTGGCTCGCCGTAGCTGTGGCCCTCGCCCTCGCCGTACTCGGCGATCGGCTGCATCGTCGCCGCCGTCTCATGGTAGGCGGTCGCCAGACAATAGGCGAGCCACATCGTGCCGTCGTTCGGATTGTTGGGGGCGAAGTGCTTCTCCCACATCCCGAGCAGGTACTCCATCCCGTCGACCTGGCTCTGGGTCAGGTTGCCCTGGAACGGATTGGCGCGCACCGCATCGAAGAATGTCTTGCGGTCGTAGAGCGGCTCTTCCGGTTCCGGAACCACCACCTCAACGGGCGGCGGGATCGGCCGGTGGAGATCGGGATTGAAGTCAGGGTTGAGGTTCGGATCGATCATGGGTCTTCGCCTTCGGCTCGTTCGCCGCCGCGAGCGCCGTCTCGAGCGTTTGTAGCGTCGTCAACACCGGCTTCCAGCGATCGCTGGAGTTGGCCTCGATCGCCTTGATCGCCTCGCGCACGAAGGACTCGGGCTCGTCGAGCTCGACCAACAGATCCAGGCTTTTTGTCACTCTTTCCGCTCCCTTGGGCATCACGTCCGCCATGTTGCGGCCTTTACGCACCACATCTGCGCGGTCTGCGCCTCGGTGATGGCGACCGAGTACATACGCTTGACTTCGAGGTCTTTGGTCAGTTCACGCTCGTTGTTGCAGGCGTCAATGAATTCCGCCACTGCTCGTTTCAAAGCATCGACGACGCCAGAGCCGCTCGGGTTGAAGGTCAGCCCCACCGCGCGCTCGCCAAAAGTCAGTTGTGCATCGCTCATTATCCGAGACCCTTAATCGCCCACATCATTGCTTCTTCGACCTTCTCCACCGCGATCAGGCTTTCACGGCTGCTCTCACAATTCGCTTCGATCGCCCGGATCAAGCCGAGCCCCATGTTCTTGATGTGCGTCATGGCGCGCTTCTCGACTTCGCTGAGCACCCGGTACTCGTGGCGCATGGCGTTGTTGACGATGCGCGCGTCCGACGCGCTGTTCACGTATTCAGCCACCGCGCTTGCTCCCGTGGTAATTAGGGCCGCCGGGGGCCGCGCCTTTCTTCCGCGCGATGGCCCCGATAACTCCGCTCGGAACGCCCTGGGCTTTTAGCTGGGCCGCCCTGCCGCCCTTCCCCAGCTGGTTGCTCTTGCCCTTGAACGTCCCCGTCTTCTTCGTGTCCGCCATCGTCATCCTCCATAACACGCGCGTCGCCGACCCCCCACACCAGCGGCAGCGTGACTGGGACATTGCGAGCAAGGCCGAGCGGTGGGTCGCCCGCTTTGCGCGCCAGCGATCGTTTGCTGGGCTGCTTAGGCTCTGTGTACATTTTCATGCGTCATGTTTGCTCTTCAAGATCGATCGGCGTCAGGATCCCGTCAGCGACTGCGCGTGCGGTTGCTTGCGACAGAGTGGCGCAATTCAGTTTGTAGCGTGCGTGGTCCAGGTTGGATTTGACGGTGCTGAATGCAATGCCGAGGATCATGCCAATCTCGTTGTAGGTCTTGCCGCGCGCCGCCCATTTAAGGCATTCGAGCTCGCGTCGCGACAATGCGATCATCCATCACGTTCGCCGGGT